AAGCAATCCTATGTTTTAAAACTGCTTTTGCAATTTGACCCATGTTTCCTTCCATTGCTGGCATGTCATACAACATATTTTTAAAACTAGTGCACATTTGAAAACCACATAAAATTGCTACTGTATCTTGCTCTGTTTCGCTTAATTGGCTAAATAATGTATTCATTTGTTTTTGCTCCACTTGGTTAGGAAAGTGTTTTGCTGTACTACAGTTCTGATTATATAGATTAATACGATTATGTGAAGTGCATTGAATATATTTATATTTAAAATATACCCTTTGTATTTATAAAAGATATTATAAAGATATCATACTAACTATATATATATATATATATATTAGTGATATATCTATAGATACTCTACTTATACTGTAAGTGTTATATATTAAGCATGCCTATTCTTTAAGCGGATAACGTCGGAGATTGTTAACTCTATTCGCCCTTGGATTTAACAATTCAGAAGGGGCATCTGGGTACTGCATTAGCTTGCATCAGCGCGCATACAATGGCATCAGAGTGCCTGTATCAGCACAACCTGGGTTTGGGTAGGGGCTGGGTAGACTCAACGCTACGCACAGCCTACGCTGCCCTTTCGATTGGACTTTGAACGCTAGAAGTGAGTGACCCCCTCGTAGCTCCCCCCAAAAAAAATACGTGTTTTCTGTTATTCTGGCGTTGATTTTCCTTCTGTGTGAATTGCCCTCCCCTCAGGGCTTTAGGCCATCCTTGCGATGGTCTTTTTTTTCGTCTATAGTGTGTATATTGGTTAGAAGGGATAGATATGATTAACTTAGAAGTAGAGAAGTCGATTCCGTTGCCGGAGGGGAAGAAAAGGTATCCGTATAAGGAGATGGACATCGGCGATAGTTTTTTCGTCGATGCTGGCAAGTTGCAGGTGGTATGCAATGCCAATTACAGGGCATCTAAGCGGTTAGGGATGCAGTTCATAGCGAGGAAAGAGGTAGAGGGCGTTAGGGTGTGGAGGGTGTTGTAATGAAGCGTAGAGAATTGACGGATACGTTTACGTGTACCTTTTGCAAGAAGGAAAAGCCTTATAACGAGTTCAAGAAGAACGCTATACGGTTTTCTGGCTATGCGTCTTACTGTTTGCAATGCCATCGTGAGCGAATGGCTGAAAGTCGTAGAGGGAAAGTAGTTAGGGATAAATGTGATTTTCAGGATGGCTTGAACACTTTATTTACAACGTGGAGTAAGGGGTAGGATATGAATGACGATGTCAGAAATAATTTAATGCCTCTAGCAATGGAGGATATTAAGAAGGCGTATATGGAGAAGGTTTATTCGATGAGCCATGCTGAGCTGTTTCATGAGTTGATGCGGGTTCATACCGAGTCAGCTAAGTTGCTGCGTGATGTGCATGATGAGAATGAGCGATTGAAAGATACTCTTGAGCGACTCAGCACCGTCAACTGACAAGTACGCAGAAGAACTTCTGCTCTCTCGCCGTATTTTAAAGGCAGAGATGGGCAAGGCTAACCGTGCTTACAGTCCAGACGAAAAGAAAGAATTGCTACAGTCATGGAAAAACCAATATAGCACGGAGCTAGTTAATGAGCTATTGCGGGTAGCTAAGAATCCAGAGGCGAGATACCGGATAGCTAACTGGAACCTAGAACAGTTCAGCAATGAACGACGAAAGTCTAAATGAAGTTCAATCTCAAACAGTTTTACCAGTTCTGCTCTGAGTTAAAGATTGAGACTAAAGAGCAGGGCTTACGCAAGATGGATAACCTTCTCGGCACTCAGACCTATGTAATGGATGAGATTGCTGGCGGCTTAGCTGAAGGTATTCATTTCTTTGTCATTCTTAAAGGTCGTCAGCTTGGCATTACGACGATAAGTCTAGCCCTAGACCTTTACTGGCACTACATCAATTCGGGGTTAAATGGAACGCTTGTTACAGACACAGAAGAAAACCGAGATATGTTTAGAGGAACCCTTGGCGCCTACATGGACGGTTTACCAAAAGAGTACAAGATACCCATACTTGCACACAATCGAAACTCATTGGCCCTCAAGAACCGCAGCCGTATCTTTTATCAAGTCGCAGGGCTTAGAGCGAAAGGAAGTCTTGGTCGTGGCAAAGGTATTACATTCCTTCACGGAACGGAGACGTCTTCGTGGGGCGACGAGGAAGGACTAGCATCCTTGCTTGCCTCGCTTGCAGAAACCAACCCTAAACGTCTCTACATCTTCGAGTCTACTGCTCGCGGCTTTAATATGTTTCACGATATGTACGTGACCGCTAAGAGAGCGAGAACTCAGAGAGCTATCTTTTGCGGCTGGTGGCGCAATGAGTTTTATTCTGCGGCTCCTGATACGGACGTCTACAAAGTCTATTGGGACGGCAAACTAACACCTGAAGAAAAAGAGTGGACGCGAGATATTAAGAAGCTCTACAACGTAGAGATTAATTCCAGACAAATGGCGTGGTGGCGTTGGAAGATGCTTGAAGGCATTAAAGACGAATCCTTAATGTATCAAGAGTTCCCGCCAACTGAAGACTATGCTTTTGTTATGACAGGCACCTCCTTCTTTTCAAACTCGCGGTGTACTGACGCCATGAAGATTGCTAAGAAGATTGACTGCGACTATTACCGTTACGCGATGGGTGTGAACTTCCAGGATACAGAAGTCGTTAAGTCTACTGAACGTTTGTCTACCTTAAAGGTGTGGGAGGAACCCATTGACACCGCTTATTACGTTATCGGTGCAGACCCTGCTTATGGTTCTTCTGATTGGGCTGATAGGTTCTGTATTCAAGTCTTCCGTTGCTACTCTGACGGAATGGAACAAGTCGCTGAATTTGCAACCTCTGAACTTAATACGTATCAGTTTGCGTGGGTTATCTCGCACTTGGCAGGAGCCTACAAGAATTCGACGCTTAATCTGGAAGTTAACGGACCGGGACAGGCTGTGCTAAACGAGATTAAGAACCTGCGCCGTCAAGCTGCCAGCATGGGCAACGCAATGGGCAAGAGCTTGATGGATGTCTACGGTTCCATGTCGAACTATATCTGGCGACGTAACGACACTATGGGTGGCATCTCTAATTCATTAGGCTGGCTAACAACAGCAGCAACCAAAGAGCGAATGATGAGTTACACCAAAGACTTGTTTGAGCGCGGAATGTTAGCTGTCTACTGCGTAGACACCATTGAAGAAATGAAGACGATTGTTCGTGACGGCGCATCTATCGAAGCTACCGGTAGAAACAAAGATGACCGTGTAATGGCAATGGCCTTGGCGTGCGCTGCGTATTCAGAACAAGTACAGCCTCAATTAATCCAGCGAAAATTAAGCCGTAAAGTATCCAGAGAGATAGAAACTAAAACACCCGAACAACTCTCTGTCGGCAAAGGCGTATCCAACTACTTGAAAGCGATAGGTGTCTATGGAGCATAATCAATTAACCATCGTATCCATTCACGGGCACACCGATGGGTCAGCTACCTTGCCCTCCATTACCCGCAGTATGCGGGAACTACCGGGGTCTAAAGGGTTGTTAATTTCTCCAACCAAGCCACCTGACTTACCAAAAAGTATTCAATGGAAACGCTGCTTTGCTTTTGATTACCGAGGTTACAGCACATTTGTCATGCACTGCTTGCATGAATACATACCAACAGAATTTTGTTTGATTGTGCAAGATGATGGTTGGGTTTTGGACGGCAACAATTGGAGAGATGACTATTACACCTACGATTACATTGGCGGCATTACTCATGCTGGTCTGGTGGGCAACACATTACATCTAGGCTTTGAGTGGACAAAGTTTGAGCATCCAACCCTTGTTCTAAACGGAGGCTTTTCCCTGCGTAGCAAATACTTCTTAGAAGCTCCGAGCAAGTTTGGCATCGTTCAAAACTATAACGAAGAAATACATCTATGGAATGAAGACGTCCAGTTCTCATGCCTAAAGCGTGGACTCTTTGAGTCCCTAGGATTTAAGTACGCACCCAACGAAGTCGCTAAATACTTTTCTATAGAACATTTTGCCCCTAAGTTTCATGACGATATGGACTTATCTAAACTCCTTGGTCATCATTCAACGACTAGGAAGCTAATCAAAGACAATGAAATCATGTTGCCGATGGGAATACAAAACGCTTATCGAGAAACAGAACTTCTAGACTTCTTTCAATCTAAAGGCTACATCCTTAACTATGTCGCAGCAGGTTCTAACCAAGCGTGAACTAATAGCTCAGATGCGCCGCTTCATTAGAGATAAGGAGCGCGGCATCTCTATGAAGCTCTTTGCAGACTTGTGTGGGGTCAATAAAGCCCACCTGCTAGACGTCTTCTGGTATCGGTGTGAACCTTTGACCGAATACATCCAGCGTCGCGTAGACAAAGGCTACAAAGCATGGCAACGAGGCGAAGTAGCCATCATGCAATTACGCAATAAAAGCAAATACATTGAATACCGCAGAGAAGCTAAACCACGAATTGTACCCTCTACTGGCTTGCAAATGATTAATGGCAAGATAGGGATTAGATTGGGTATGAGGAATATAGACGATTATTCGCAACCACCATTATTTGAAGGGGATAACAATGGCAGTTCTACATGATTACAAATGCCCAAAGCACGGCTATTTTGAGAGCAGAAAGGGGCAATGCCCCATGAAAGACTGCGATGAAGAGGTCGCAATAGTCTATTTGCAGCCTGTAGGGCTAATGTCAGACGGCACAAAGAAGAACGACAAGACCATTAAGCAGCTTGCTATGGATTTTGATATGACCAACGTCAAATCAACTCGTGAAGGCGAGAATCAGGCTGGATACTTCACCAGAAAGAACAAAACGTCCAAGAAACAGCTCAAAGCAGAGGAAGCAGAAGCACAACGTCGTGCTAATGAGCCAAAACCTAGAGATGCCGCCATTTGGGGTGGCGATGGACGCTATAGCATGGGCAGCCTTCTAAAAGGCGGTGCTGTACGGTCTGTGATGGGCGAATCGGTCGGAATGAACCCAAAAGATGCAGGAAACTTGACAGGACCCAAGGCGGCGAGTTATATAGCTGACCATGAAAACCTTCAAGTGAAGACCTAAATGCGGATACCAACCGATGACTTAGAACGGGAGTTCTTCTACCGTGACTTAATTGAAAAGTGCATGGTGTCCTTGGCAGAGCGCAAAGGGGATTACGCCTCTCTGCGCTCTTGGTTTTTGTTTGGCGGTGGACCGGATGAAAACCCCGCCCTATTCAACAAAATCTATCCCCACATTGACCAGCTAACATCGTTTCTTTACTCAGCAGAGACAACACGCTTCTCAATCAATGTTGGTGCCGCTGTTCCTGCCCAAGAACAAATTAAGATTCCAAGACTGACCGCTGCTTTAAATGATGAGTGGTTAAACTCAAACTGTGACCAAGTATTTTCGTCTGCCCTAACGTGGGCACTAGTGTTTAACTCAACCTTCATTAAGCTAGTAGTCAACAACGGTATTCACCCCTACATGGTGGAACCTAGCTCTATAGGCGTCTTGCGCGAAGACGTAACCTATACCGATAGGCAAGAAGCTATAGTTCAAACCTATTACATTACAAAATCCGATTTGTATAATCGATTGTATAGCCACCCTAAACGGGAAAGCATTGTTAAGCGCATACAAACATCGATGAATACTAAGACGGAAGATATGCCTGAAGGTCTTGACCGTCTAATTATCTCTACGTCCAATCCAACTATTTACGGTAACGTCAACTTAGACTTGTACGGCAGCAACCGTTACAAAGCCCGTGTTGCTGAAGACACCGTGAAGATGTTTGAGTTGTGGGTATGGAATGATGAAATTGAAGACTATCAAGTGGTCACTATGGCTGACCCTGACATCTTTATTTACGACCGTCCGGGTGGCTCAGTATTCCTGCGTGGTGAACTACCATTCATTCAGATTTGCCCCAACCCGCAGTTTGATTATTATTGGGGACAGAGTGAAGTTGCCCGTCTAAACTTATTGCAAGCGGTACGAAATAACCGTATGTCAGAGATATTGGATTTGTTATCCAAACAAGTCTCACCTCCAAAGGTGTTCTCTGGCTTTATGGGCATCACAGACGAAAAGGCTTTTGCGTTTGACCGTCCGGGTGCGTTTGTCTCTAGCGATATGCCTAATGCTAAAGTCGATTCCATTGCACCGGAAATGCCATCATCTTTGTTTGAGGTAATCCATGAAATTGACGCCATGTTTGCAGAGGCATCTGGAATATCAAGTGTTCTGTCTGGTCGTGGTGAGCAAGGTGTACGCTCCGCTGGTCACGCTTCTCAGCTGGCCCGTCTTGGAAGTTCTCGCGCAAAGAAAAGAGCATTAATCGTAGAAGACAGCTTAGAAAAGGTAGCAACGCTGTATCTAAAGCTCATGCAAGCCTATGACGATACGCATTTCATGGATGAAGAAGGCAACAAATTTATTGCTGAGCAATTTACCAAAGATTACGTAGTGAAAGTAGACGCTCACTCTAATAGCCCAATATTTACCGAAGATATGCGTCAGCTGGCGTTTAATTTGTTTAAATCTCAGGCTATTGACAAAGAATCTCTGCTTGACTTGCTTGAGCCGCCAATGAAACAATTGTTAATAGATAAATTGAAAAAACGCGAAAAGTTGCAAGCTGAACAGCAAGCTAAACAGCCACAACAAGGCAAGCCCGAAGGTAAACCCGATTTGAAAGCGGTAGGTGAATAATGGCAACAAAACCTGACTACTCGCCAAAAGCTGACCAGCCGAGAGTAACAAGCGGCGAACTAAAAAGGACTGAAGCTGCGCCATCTATGCAGTATCGGGTGTCGGGCATAAAGTCTTTTAACCCCCGTCAAGCAAGAAGGACGGGCCGTATGGGTGAACGATAGGAGTACATCATGTACAAAAAAATGAAGCGTGGTCGTAAGACTCGTCGTTAATTCCCGCAAGGGATGAGGTATGGCTGACTTCCTCTTTTAAGTTGGCCGCTGCTAATTGGAGAACACCATGGCACGCATGAAACGTAAAGGCCGTAAAGGTCGCAAGTAATTAGTCCCTTGTGGATTATCCCAAGGGGGAGGGGAAATACTCCCCCACTTGACATTTGCTGATAGTCTGGTCTAATCGCGTCTAGTTTGACGATAGAGGTTATTTATGAGCGTACCACCCGATAAGTTAATGGAAATGATTGGTAAGAAGCA